GCGGCGACCGCTGTTACCGGCGCCCGCTGGGCAACCTCGGCTATTGCCGGCGATCTCGCGCAGGCAAGCCTCGGCATCCAGTTCTAGTGCCGATCAACGTGTTCCTGTTCAGGGCCAGGACGCATTCCCAATCACTCGCAAACGGAGACATCCACGATGCGTAATTCCATGTTTGCGTCTGACGCCCAGCAACAAGCCCTTGGCTTTTTGATCGCGCAGACCACTTACATCGAGCCCCAGGTCTACCACATACGCTACCCCGAGCTGTTCTATGCGCAGATCGTTCCGGTCGACAACTCGGCACCCGAGTGGGCGAAATCCATCACGTTTTTCTCGGTGGATTGGATCGGCAAGGCGGATTGGATCAACACCAACTCGTCTGATCTGCCGCTCGCCGATTTCACCCGTGCCAAGCAAGAGGCCGGGATCGAGACGGCCGGCATCGGCTACCGATACAACCTGGAAGAGCTCGGCCAGGCGCAGCTGATTCCAAATACCAATCTAACGACGGAGCGAGCTAATGCAGCGCGCCGCGCTGGCGAAGAGCTCATCCACAATGTGGCGTTATACGGAGACAGTCGTAAAAGCTGGCTCGGCATGACCAACCACACGGGTCCATCGGTGGTGAATGCGCCCAACACATGGGCGTTTCAACTCACGCAGGGCGCCGCCGGCATTGCTCAGATCCTATCGGACGTTAATTCGGCGCTTACCGGCATCTGGCAGGCGTCATTGACGGTAGAGATGGCCAATACGCTATTGCTGCCACTCTCCTCGATGTCGCTGTTGATCACGACGCAGTTGACCAACACGACGATGAACTTGTTCTCCTGGATCATGCAGAACAACATCGTCACCGCCCAGACCGGCCAGGCGCTTCAATGTCGCGCGGTGCGCGGCCTTGACACTGCCGGGGCGTCCGGCAACGGCCGGATGATTGCGTATCGGAAAGATCCGGAGGCAATCAAGCTGCACGTGCCGATGCCGCATCGGTTCTATGCTCCCTATCAAAAGGGTGCGTTCGTGTTTGAGGTGCCAGCGATGTTGCGTTTGGCCGGCCTCGAGTGGCGCTTGCCGGGATCGGCACGGTATGTCGATGGCATCTGCTGAACTAGATGCAAAATAGGAGTACGACATGCCTCTGATGGTGCCGCCTGCGCCGAGCAAGGAGCAGCTCGAGAAACCTTCGCAATGGGTTCGCGTCAAGAACACGCACCCAGTGCAGAACCATTATGTCTATGATCGGTACATGGTTGGGCAGATCGTTCCGCCTGGCCAGAGCCGCGAGTTGGAAATGACGGTCGAGTACATCAAAGTGCTGCAGGCGCAACGCGATCCCAAGCGCTTCAACATCGATGAGAAGGGTGAGCCGGTGTTGCGCCCGATGCACCCGATCGTCATCGAGGAAATCTCGCCGAGCCCGTCTGAGGACGAGCGGCAGGACGCGCTGGGGAGGGCGAAGAACGCGAAGGCGAGGCTGGCAGCGGAGGCGGGCTGACGTGGCCACGTCGCAGGACGTCATAGCGCTCAAAGGCCACTTCCCCGAGTTCGAGTCCATTGCCGATGCCGATGTCGCGGCTGTTCTGAATACCGCCGACATCTTCGTGGACATCGGCCATTGGCCGAATGCGGTAGATGCGGCGGAAGCGCGGCGCTTATGGTCGGCGCATTTGTTGAAGCTCCTGCTCTTGCAGCGGGCGAGTGCCACCTTTGGCGGAGCGCTCGGTCCTCTCGGCGGGGGCGCCTTCGATCTCTACGTCGAGTCTGTTTCGATCGGCGAACGACATTTTCAACTTGGCCGGCGGCAGTGGTTCACCGGGGCGAGGGCGGGATCATCGCTGGTGGACCAGACTTACGCGATGACGCTTTATGGGTTGCTGTACATGCAATTGCGAAACAGGAACTTCCCGGCGGTGATGGTGATCTGATGGTTTCTTGGTGGGTGCAACAGCAGCGGTTTCTCGACAATCTCGTCGACCAGTTCTGGGGCGAGCCGGTCGAGCTGCATCCGATGACGCCTGGCACGGTAGGCACCGATCCTGCGGCCGATAGCGCGCGGCCGATCATGCATGCGACGGCGGTGATGATGCAGCCCGGCGCCGAGATCGTCGGTGAGGCCGGCAGGGCTTATGCCTATGGCGGCAGCAATCTACGCACGATCGAGCAAGATGTGTGGGTCAGCATTCAAGACTTGCAGTCGGGCGATATAACGCAATGGAAGCCGCACGACCGTGTCTTTTGGCCCGACCGCGGCGAATGGTACGAGATCGCCTGGATAAATCCGAGCGCGACGCATCGCGCCGATGTGCATCTTATCCGGGTGCAGGACGCCGATGTATGAGCATTCTCCGTCCGATTCTCCGCATCTGCGCTGTTGGCGCGTTGCGCGATCGCACCTGGTGCGAGGACAGGGTCTATGATTCGGACATGACGCCGCTCGGTGAGGCGCTGCTCGGCCAGGCGGCGAAACCTTACTGCGTGGTTTATACTGATACTGATGATATGCCGGTGCTAGGCAAGGCCGAGGTTTACGACGGACGCAACCGGGCGCTGCAGCTTTCGGTCGAGATCGGCGTCGCTTCCGCGATACGCGAGCCGAGCCCGCAGGCTCCTGGTGTTCCTACCGGCCCGATCGTGATCAAGTTCGCCGCCACCGACAGCGGCATGGAGTTTGCCTGCGATATCATCGAGAGCCAGGTGATTGGCGCGTTGATCAGCGATCCGCACAGCGATTGGGGCAATGTTTTCACCCGGCTGATCGGCAATGTGACGCGCATGCAGCGGCGGCGCGGCGGGCAGGCGGAGAAGGGCGTGCGCTGGGCGGCCCGGCGCATCGTCTTTACGTTCAGCACCATCTATGACATCGCGCCGGGAGTGCAGCCGGTGCCAGGACATCCGATCTGGGATTTCATGACGCTGGCGCGCACGAGCCCGAAGATCGGCGAGGCCGACGTGCCGCCCATCTTGGAGGATTACATGGCAGCGCCAAGTGCGCCCGACTGGCTTGTTGCCGCCGCGCATCTCGGGATGGCCAAGCAGGACGCGCGCGAGGTGCTGGTGACCACCGGCACACCGCTGCCGTGGCCGGGTAAGGAAGAGCCACCGCTGACTGGCTTCGACGTCGAGGACGTGCCGGAGCTGGAAAGGCTGACCACCGAGGAAGAGGGCGATCTCTACGACGTGACGACGACGCCGGAGTTGGACGAGCCCGACAACCGGCCGAAGCCATTTCCTTGAGATGGCCGCCTGGCTCAGCTTCACCGCCGATGTTTCCGAATTGCTGCGGCTCGGTGAGCTGATCGAGGACATACCCAAAACCAGTAAGCCGGCGGTCACGGCGGCGCTGAACGACTTCGCGCAGGAGCAAGCGAAGAAGGCAGCCGAGATTATTGCCGGCTATACCGGCATGGATGTTGCCGACGTGCTCGAGCAGATCGATGTCACGCTGGCCACGCCCGACAACATGACTATCCAGGTCGATGCCTCGGCGATGGCTGACGTGCTTTATGTCGGCAACCGATTGTCGCGCGAATGGGTCGGCCGCGACGATTCGACGTTCCAGCAGAACACGCTGGTGCGGATCGTTACTCAGGGCGACGGCAGGGATTGCGATATCTGCAACGAGGCGGCGGAGAATTCGCCATATACGATGGCCGAGATCGCCAACATGCAGGCAAAGTTCGCGGCCTTTCAGGCCATGTATCCGGACTGGACGCCAGGGCCGGGTGACCGCAGCAACCTGATCCATCCGAACTGCCGCTGCGCGATTCAATCGTGGAAGGCGGCGCGCAAAGACATGGTGTGGAAGGCGCAGACGGCGATGGGATCGCAGGGACCGCCATCGCAATTGTTTGATGTCGAGCTCATCGGCCCGAAGGTGGCGGCGCAGATCAAGCTGACGTTGAGCGAAGCGGTTAGAGGCAAGAAGCCATGAGGAGCCAATATCGTAGGTTGATGTTTTACGTTGCCGAAGCCAATCGGGTCGCGCGCAATGCGGCGACGCCGCAGAAGGGCTACATCTCGCAAATTCAGGAGAACGGCGGCGAGCGTAAGTGCAAGGTTGTTTACGGTATCCGTCCGGATGGCTCGCCGTTGGAGAGCGAATGGCTGCATACCGATTGCGGCCGTACCGGTGGGCGCGAGCAGCAGCTTTTCGAGAAGGGTGCCAACGTTACTATCACTGGCCATGGCAGTCGACGAACCATCTCGCCGGACGCTGAGAGCAAGCAATTCCCGCAACCGCCACAGGCGAAGCAGACCAACGGCGATTCGTTCTACCTTGGCAAGAAAGGCGGACAAGATGCGCTTTTTGACTCGTGGCACAAGCCAAAGGACCAGGGCGGCCAGCAAGGCGGCGGCTCCGGTGGTTCTGGCGGCTCCGGCGGCGGCGGGTCCGGCGGCTCGGGCGGCGGCGGCCAGGGCGGCCAGGATGACGAGCACTTCCATGAGAGCTACGTCGGCAAGCCCGATCAAACCGCAGATCACCAGGAGCAGCAGAATGGATCGCTCATGGGCGGCGGCGGAGGCGGCGGGGGCAACGGTGGCGGCGGCGCAGGAGGTGGCGCGGGCGGCCTGGGTGGAGCGCAAGGCGGTCAGAGCCAGCAGCACGACCCTTCCGAAGCCAAGATGAAACGGCGGACCAGCTCGAGCAAGGGGCTGACCGACCGCTACGGCAAAGACAATCGGATGGGGATCACCGACAAGGGCGCGAAGCTCAAGGCCAAAGACGAGACGTTCTTCGCCGCGCTAACAGCGGGTCAAGCGAGCATGTCTGGCAAGAAGACCGCGCACGTCACCGGGCCGGAAGGCGTCTACGTCAACACCAAGAATCCGCGAGTGCAGGTGCCGTGGAAGCTCGGCAGCAAGAAGCAAGCCGATTCAGACATCAAAGACGACAACGCATGAAAAGGAGACAGTCATGCCCACATCGATCGCCAACCTCAATGCGCAGCGCCTCGCCGCCAAGCGCGCGGGCGGTTCCGTCATACCGCAGCGATCCGAGTACGAGGTGCTCGACGCCGCGCACAACCCGCAGTTCACCGGTTTGAATACCTACATGCGCGACGGCAAGCAATACGTGATGTTGGCCGATGTTGAGGCGCGTTTCTATCTCGATATGGGCGCGATCGTTAAGGTCGAGACGGTCCAATAATGCCGATCAACACTCTCGACCAACTCGATCAAGGTCTTAGCACTCGGCTTGGCTCCGTGCGGGTCCAGGTGGATCCGACTGCCAATTTTCCGGCGCTAATCACTCCGTTCTTCTCGACGCTGCGCGCGATCTGGCCCGACCTCTACAACAAGAATGTCATCATCGCGCCGGCCGGCAATGGCGTCGATCGCCGCAGCGGGCGGATGATTGGCGGCTTTCGTCACGTCGAGCAGTGCCTGGAGACGATCTTCGCCACGCCGTTCCATGAGCGGGTGCTGCGGCGCTGGGTCGGTTCATTCGTCCCGCATATTCTCGGCCGCAATGTCGTGCCGCGAGTAGTGACGCGATTCTTCTGGGCGATCGCTACGTCCATTGATCTGTGGGAACCGCGCTACAGGATCAAGCGCGTGTTCTTCATGGGTAATGCGCTGTCGAAGTGGGCGCCGCGGGAAGCGATGGTGCCGGCAGAGCTGATCCGGCTCGGTCAGCTGATCTTCCGCAATGACGGCGTCTATTACCCGCGCGGGCATCTCGGAAACTTCACGCCATACCAGAGGCAGCAGTTCGGTCTGGTCGGCAGGGGCGGGCAGTTCTGGGATGTGCAGCCGATGGGAGCTGGCTCGCGATGAGCAACGGCAGCGGTCCCGGCGGAGCCGACGTCGCAACTCTCGGCAGCGTTGCCTCCAATCTGGTGACGACGACGCCGACGCGCTTCACGGTGATCCGGCCGGAGTTGCTGCCGCCGATGCTGGTGTTGCAGTCGATCTCGACCGAAGACATGATCTCAAACCGCATGGCGCGCTTCAAAGCGCTGTGGGCTTCCTACGATCCGCCATACGCTGCTCAATACGACGTCGATCAGCTTGAATTCGATCCCATCCGCATCAATCAGGAGTGCAATAGCTTCTTTGAAGCCCTGGTTCGGGATCGCGTTAATCAAGCCTGCCGCGCTGTCACGCTTGCCTTCTCGGTGGGAAGCGATCTCGACGCCATCGCCTCTCGTTATCCGTACGGCGTCCCGCGGCTGATGTACGACGTGCGTGGCAATCAGCTGACGCAGGCGCAGGTTGACGCAGGCGCGGTCGTGGCATCCTACGAGACTGACTCTGCCTATCGCACTCGCATTTGGCTCAGTCCGTCGATCCTCTCACTCAACGGCCCGGGCATGGGCACTTACGAAAGCTATGTCTTCTGGGCTCTGAGCACGCCGATGCCGCCGGGCGAGAGACCAATCCGGCACGCCTCCGCATTTACCAAGCGCGCCACGGGCCACGTCTATATTCCGATCATGACTGACGACTTCCAGCCGGACAGCAAAATAGACCTGTTGACCGGCGATCTAGTTACCAACGATCCCGGTTCGCCGACGCCAACCGACGCGCAGATCGTCGCCGTCTATAATTACATCACCGACAAGGGATTTGCTCGCAAGGGTTTGACCGATGTTGTCAGCATCCTGCGGCCGCAGATCACCCGCACCGATATCCGCGCCAATATCACGCTGTTTCCCGGCGTCGACAGCACGACACTGATGGGCGAAGTCAATACGGCGGTGCAGAATCTGGTCGCGGCAATACGCTGGTTGGGTGCTGATTTGACGATCCTTTCGATCGAGACCGCGCTGGGGCAGACCGGTGTCTATAACGTCGAGCTGCTCGAGCCGACCGCTGATGTGGTCGTTGGCCAGAGTGGCGTGATCAAGGTCGACCAGATCCGCTTGCACTACGCGGGCGTGGGCGAGTAAGCATGCCGATCGTCAATCTTACCCCGTCGTTCAACGGTACGGGCGGGCTGGTCGGTCGCGCCAGACAGACGCATACGCCGCATCCGTCTTTTGCCGGCAAGGGTTTTTTCACCGGCCGCTTCATCTATCGTGACGTCATTGCCGGGCCGGTGCTGTTCCGCGGCTGGGCGGAGCTGAACGCCCGTTTTCGCTTTTCCTGGCCAGTCACCGCGAGCTTCGCTGGCAGCAGTACATTCGGCATTTTCCCCGGGCTTAATCTGCGCATCAGGCAGCAGATACGTTCTGCGTTCAATGCGCAGGCTGCCTTTGCCGGTCGTACTGGCGCGCCGCTCGTTACCACTCCGGTCGCGTTCTCGGCAGTGGCGGCGTTCGGGTTGGTGCCACCGCTATATATTTTACGTCCGCCGGTGCCGGGCTATTTTCTTGATTGCGCGCTCTTTGGCGCGAGCACCCTCAAGCTCGATATCGAGCTAGTCGACAGCGATCCGATCAATGCCGGCATCGACGAGTTGGCCGGTGAGAAGGTGTTGTGGCCGCAGGCGACGGGAATGGAGAAGGCGCTCGCCACCGTCGACGCCTACCGGCTCACGCGCATCTATGCCGAACTGGTCCGTGATCAGTGGGATCCTTACGCGATCAGTTACCGCAATCTCCCGTACCTCGCCTGGGCGATGGGTACGAATCTCTGGGAAGACTGGTGGAGCGAGAAATTCAAACGCTATTGGGTCGCCAATCAATGGACCTTCAAATACGAACGCGGTTCGTTGCTCGGCTTGAAGCACTTCACCACGGCGGTCGGCGGCACGGTGTTGCGGGCAGTCACGCCGCCGGCCAAGACGTTTCCGACTCGCTCGCTCACTGCCGACGAGCGGCAGGCGTACCTGTCGCGCTATCCGCAGTTGCGCATGTATCCGTACTATGCGCGCGGCCAACAGCCGTACCATTGTTTTCCGGGCGGGCATTCATTCGCCACGACCGGCGATGCTGTGCCTCCATCGCAGATCGGCAAGCTATTGCGCGCCCGCAACGGTGGCTACGGCGGCAACGGGCTGCGCAAGATGTACCCGACGTCGCAGACCACTGGCGGCCGCTATATGCATTACGCTACGTTGTATGACCGCGGCGTCGAGACGCCGCTCACCGTACGGCAGATCGAGCATGTTATTACCGGCACGTCGGCAGGTTGGGGCTTCACGCCGGGAGCTAGCCAGTACGACGAGCAGGTAGTGCTTCCGCTGACCGAGCGCGTGTTCTTCTATCTCAATCAAAAGAAGTTTCTCGATGCGCGCAATAAGAAGTACACGGTATTCACGGGCAAGAAGGCAGCGCTGCGCACGATCACTGTGTCGCGCTCTGGGCCGCTACCGTTTACGCAAGGGCAGATCACCTATCAAACGATCGTGCCGAGCGATCAGCTGATGGAGCTGAAGCCGCAGCACGTATTTGTGAAGCATCCCACGCAGCGTTACCGCATGTTCGAGATCAGACGCGACAAGCGTTTTGTTGGCGTGTCTTATCCGATGCGCAGCGAGGCTTGGAAATTTACTTACGATGTTTGGTATTTGTTCGATCCAGATCGCGTTCCGCCGCTGCGCCGCAGCGGTCAAGCCTACCTCGGCAAAACGCGCCTCGGCATGCCCAAATATACGTGCGAGGCGCTGATCAAGATACGCACGCCGTACCAGCAGCCGTTCGTGCATGCTAGCGGTGTGCGCAAGGGCTATGTCGGCAAATTCCGCTATCTGCACAAGCTCAACCCGGAGGCAATCTTGCGGCTACGACGCGGCGTGACGGCGAGCATGGCGCTCAGGGACACCGTGCTCATCAACACAAAGACCGTTCGCAAGCTGCAAGTGCGCGATATCTTCATGCCGGACGGCACCCACACGGTGGGGCAGCTCGCGGAGAATTAGCGGGAGATATAGGTGATCAGAGCGCGAAGCCTGCTCGCGCATCGGAAACTCCTGATTAAAGGAATATAGCATGGAACACCGTGTCCTGTACAGAGACAACCAAGAGCTGCCTTCCGATGATCTCAACAATGCCGAGGAGTGGACGCAGGAAGCGCTAGATCACGTCGTTGTCGATACCATCACCACCTTTTCCAGGTACTCTGGCTTCGTTATCTCCAAGGCTTCGGCCACGGTGCTGTCGATCTCGCCCGGTCGTCTCTATTCGCCGACCGGCGCGGTGTATGCGCGCGAGGAAGTAGTCTCGCTCGACATTTTCAACGATCGCCCCGTTACCACGCAGCGCTATTTTGCCATCGTTGCCTGGGGGCAGACGGTGCAGGAGGACATCCAGCCGCGTGATTTCTTGGTCGACGCCGATACCGGGCTGGCTGAGCCGCAAAGCGTGGCGATGACCGAGACCCGTTACTGCAACGTCAATTACGTGCGCGGCATCGAGAGCACTAGCGCGCAATTCCCGGCCATCGACGCCAATGTCACCTTGCTCGGTTACGTGCTGACCGATCCCACCGGCATCCTCACCATCATTCAATCGAGCAGCACGCAGGTCGACAATCTTGCCATCGTGGCGGCGCGCGTTTCGATGCTGGAGGCATGGCGCGGCATTGTCGATGGCGCGTTGGCAACGCTGCGCACCGATCTCGCCAATCTGGCGAAGTCGCTGCTTTTGTACACGCCGCTGTCTGATTTCCAGAAACTGGTCGATCTGGTCAACGAGCTGTGGGCTTACGCGCACCGTCCGGCCACCTTCATCTTTTACGGCACCGACCGCTTTCTCGATACCTCGCAGAGCCAGACGGCCGCTAACATTGATGGTGCTTACAATGCGCGCGTGGAGGAAGGGCTGCGGTTTCCCGGCGGCGGCACCGGCTGGGTAGGGCCGTTGGCGCTGCTCAATGCAAGCGAGCCGGTGGTGCAAACCTGGGACGACTTTACACTGCCGAGGCCATCCGGCTCGCGCGTGCGCTACGACTGCTCATTCCCGAACTTGACCTGGACGCCGGTGCGCATCCTCACGTTCGGCTATTGGACATTCACATGCCGGCATCTGACCCCGGCACGTTGGCGCTTCCGCTGTGGTCCGCCCTACTTGCCGAACCCGCCCGGGAGCGTGTGGCTATATACGGGAGACAAGGACCCGATCATCATAAACCTGATGTTCGACGGCCCATGGCACGCCGAGAATTGGGCGGTCACCAATCAAGCCAACACGAGCCAGCACGATGAGGACAACATTTATTGGCCGCGCATCGGTCAAGACCGCTGGAGATATTACTGGCGCGATTGGACGACGCATAACTATTGGGGCAAGAACTTCACCGACTTTAGTCATTCCGGCAATCACTGCGCGCAAACGCTGTACAACGCGCAGGACGGCTGGCTGACGGGTCTCACGCTATTCACGCATACCAATCTGTCGCAACCGATCACGCTGGTGATCTCCGGTTGCTTGGCCGATGGTACTCCCGATCATGGCAACCAGACTTTGCGTCGCGTCGTGCTTGGTGCCGACGACGTAACCGCGTGCTACGCGGCTCCGATCCTGGCAGGAGACATTGTTTCTTCTGCCGGTTTCACCACCAGTATAACGCCGACGGCTTTGCAGCCAGGAACGCATATCTCGACCGGCGAGCTGGTGATTTCCTCCACTCAAATGGGGATAGGAATTACTGGCGCGCCTTATTACTCAAACCTGCTTCAGCAAATCTACAACATCCCGGTCTACGTCTATCCGCTACGCATCAACTTCAAGCCGGTATTCTTGGCCGCCGGCCAGCGCATTGCGATCCATACGCACTCGACGTTCGATCACCAATTGTCCTTCGTCGATGACGATGACGCGCCGTTCCAAGTGCACCAAGGCTCGTTCTGGTATTTCGATGGCACGCTCTTCAAAATCTGGACCTCGTCGCGGCGCACGCTGCGGTTCATGGCGCATTATGCCACTTGGGGCCGTTGGGGCGACCAGCAATCGCCGGGCGGGCAGCTGAACTATTTGATCAATCTGCAACCGCTGCAGTTGGCTACTGGCATCGGCGCCGTCGACGTTCTGGCCGATCACATCATCCCGGCGGCCACCGATCTACACTACGAGGTGCAGGTCGGCGCGGTGTGGCGGGCATTCACGCAAGATGCGACGTTCCTCGATGGTACGGCGCCGCTGCTCCAGTTCCGCGTGTCGATCACCGGGACGACGGATCTGATGCCTGGCTTCTCGCTGGTCAACAGCGAGGTGACATTGGCGCGCGCAGCGTCCAACAATTTCTATCACATCTCGACGGACGTTCTGCTTGGCTCGCCGACTACCGCCGTCAAAGTGACGCTGAAGATGCACAATTTCGTTTCTGCGCACCATACGTGCACTGTTGCATTGCATTATGGAGCCACCCGCAACACCACTGGCGTCGTTGCTGATGTGCTCAATGATGATGGCTCGATCACCCGCACGGTTGCATTCACCACCGCGAGCCAGAGCGATTATGTGATCGAGATTACTGGCATCACTGACGGCACTGGCACGCCGTTCTTCATCAGCGAGCGCGATACCTATGCAACGTGAGGAGCATCATGGCTGATCCCATCGCCTACCGCGTCACAGTCAATCGACCGTTCATCTTCATGGATCTCGTGTTCGGTCCCGCCGCCGTGCAAGGGCCGAAACAAGGCTACCCTTGTTACGAGTTTCCGGCTGACATCTACAATAATGGCACGCTCGCAGACGGCACCGCGATCAGGGATTTGTGTGCCACCGTCGATCCGGTCTATCCGCCGACGCCATGACGCTGGCACTGAATTACACATCGGATCTGCAGGTCCGCTCGGACAAGGAGGAAGTTGACCTCAACTTCTTCAATCGGCGGTACTTGTCGATCTTCAATGCGCTGACGGCGCTTGATGCTCGTCAGATGGTATTTGACGGACAGGTTAACACTTTCGTTTCCACTGCGTTGCAGCAGCTAAACAATCTTCTCGGACCGCTGCTGACGCAGATACAGAACGCCAGCACGCTCGGCTTCCTGTGGGCGAAGGCGGTCGGTACCCCGGTCAACCTCGTCAACGGCGAGGCGAACGGCTTCCGCGTCACGGAAAACGCGCAGCTGTTCACGCCGACACCTGTGCTGATGGTGCAGGACCTCACCGATACGACCAACTGGGGCCTGGTCACGCTGGACGATGGTGGCTGGACGAAGTCGACCGGTGACCTCGCCGTGCACGTGATCTACGCGACCAAGACGCAAGTCTCGAATTCGTGGTTCATCTCCGATAGCGCCGCGATATTTCCGGCGATGAACAATGTGCTGGCACAGACGCAGTCGGCGCGCGACCAGGCGTTATCGGCACAGTCGGCTATGGCGGCGAATGTCGCCACCATGAATGCACTCGTGGCTCAGGTGCAATCTGGTCCAGTGGTCAGCGTTGCCGGCAAGACTGGTGCGGTGACACTGGTCGAGGCCGATATCGGTGGCCTAGTCACTGATTTGGCCGCCAAAGCCTCGTCGACTTCGGTGACCACGCAACTTGCTGGCAAGCAAGATAGTGCTGCCAAGCTCACGACGCTGGCAGGCATGACTTGGGCAGCCAATCAATTGCTCATGGCGACCAGTACCGCGGCACTTACGGGGTTGCCGATTAGTGCTTTCGTGCAGACTATCCTCGACGACGTCGATGCAGCTACGGTGCGCACGACCATTGGCGCTGCGGCCACCGGTAGCTTCCCGGCCAAGGCTTCGTCGGCCACCGTTGCCGCCGGCACTGATGATACGCAATGGGTATCATCGCTAGGCGTGGCCGGCACTTATCTGCCGCGTTTGACGGCCTTTGATCTGCATACGACCACACCCTACACGCTGCAGAGCAGCAACAATGGCCAGGTGGTACGGATGTCGTCGGCGAGCGCGATGACCGTGACATTGCCGAACAATTTCCCGGTCGGTTGGAATTGCGTGGTTGAGCAGAGCGGAGCTGGTATCGTGACGTTCTCGGCTGCTTCTGGTGCGACGCTGAATACGCGCGGTGCGCGCAATAAGACTAACGGGCAATACGCATTGGCCTCGCTGTACGTGACGGCAAATGCGGGCGGCGTGGCCGCTATCTACACACTGGCCGGAGACCTTAGCACGTGATCCCGGCAATGCTGGGCGCGGTAGCGGCATCGGTATCCATGCCTACCGCTACATTCTTTGCTGCTGGGCCGCGCACTGCTTTCACCGATTTTACCACCGGCATAACTGCGCAATATCCGGCAGGCGTGCAGGACGGCGATGCCTTGTTCTTGTGCTTCATGAGTTACGGAGCTCCGTTCAGCGCAAAGACTATTTCGGGATGGGATTTTATCAGTAATACGTCCGGACTGACGCTTCTGGGGAAGGGGCGTAGTGGCGATAATTCGGTATTTGTGCAAACGGCAAACTACGGTGCAGCAATAGTTTTTGTCTACCGCAACTGCTCCGGAATGCCTAATGCCGTCTCAGTTACTGCCGTCTTCGGTTCACTTAACGTTAGTGCAATAACATCCGTAGCTGACAACAATTTGGCGTTGAACCTGCTCTATGGCAATCGCACAAGGCCGAGCGGCACTCCTGTTCCACCAATAATTTCCGAAGAAAGTGGTTTCGTCGTGCGCATAACCGACGCCTGGTTTGATCCGGTTTACGGCTATGACCACGCTGTTGAATTGAGCGACAAGCCATTGAGTAACGGACAGAGCACGAGCGGTAGCGGGAATATCTCGGTGGGTTCCAATGCTGCCAATTTGTACGCGCTGGCAGGGACTATCGGATGGCCCGGACCGTATCTCGGCAGTGGCAAAAAATAAGGGGCAGAGATGCCGATCACGCTCATCTATCAGAACATTCGCATCGATGGCACCATGTCCGTGTCGGTAAGCGACATCACCGAGGACCCGGATAGCGGCGGCTTCGTGCGCCGCATCGACTTCTATCAAGATCCGACCAACACAGTTAATCGCGTGCCATCGCTCACCGTCATGATCTACGGCGATCAGACTAGCCTGAAACTCACGATCCCTACGGGGGTTACGTTCTAACGCAAGGAGAAGTAGCAATGACCGCTCCGAAGTTCGGTCTTCAATTCATCATCGTCGACGACCAGCCCCAGCCCGTCATTGGGGCAAATATGGATGTGATCGGCATCGTTGGTCCGTGCTCGACGGCGAGCAACAGCCGATTTCCGTACGACACGCCGGTCCTGGCGTACTCGAACGACTCCACGTTGTTCAACGACCTCGGTCCCGATGGGTACCTCCTCGACGCCATCGACGGCATCAACGATCAGCTCGCGGACTTCGAGATCGCCGCGCAGCTCGTGATCGTGCGCACGCGCTACGGCACCGACGCCAATGCCAACATCAAGCTGGCGCAGACCATCGCAAACATTATGGGCAACTCGGTCGCTAGCACCGGCGTGCACGCGCTGCTGCGAGCTCCTAATCTGTTGTTCTGTACGCCGCGGCTGATCGTTTGCCCCGGCTATACCGGCCAGCAGGCGAACTCGCTCGATACGCTCACCACCAACATCGACGGCGTCGGCTACACGCCAGGCCAGACCTATCAGGTGACGTTCGCGCAAGGCGCGGGCGAGACCAACGGAGCCTATCTGATCATGCCCGTTGCGCACGCGGTGGCCGATGTTAATGGCAACATCACTGATACTGAGATGTTCATCGACAGCTACGGCGCTTACTTCAACGTGGCGCCGACCGCGACACTGCCGGCGCCCGACGGCCCGCCGGTCACGGCGCTCGCCGCTTCCGGCTCGATCACTTTCTCGAGCAATCCAGGCGTTGGCGCGACTATCACGCTCAACGCCACCGTCTGGACGTTCGTGTCGGGCGCGCCAGTCGGCAATCAGACCCAGCTTGGCGCGAATCTGTCAGCGACGCTAACCAGCCTCGTCACCAATCTTAATGCCTCGGCCGATGTGCAGGTATCGAAATGCACGTACTCGATCAGCCAGGGCACGTTGCTCATCGTCGACGACACGGCAGGCTCTGTCGGCAATAACTTCACGCTCGCCGCCACCGTGACCGGCGCTTCGCTTTCCGGCACACATTTGTCGGGCGGTCGCGATGCTGTCGCCTCGACGCAGGCGACGTTGCAAACCGCGCTATCGGTCGGCGCTAATCCGGTCTGTGTCGAGCTCCCCGGAGTGCTGGACCAGCTGATCGGCTATGCTTTCGTGGAGAGCGCTGGCACCTCGCAGATTTCCGACGAGCTATGGCGCAACACCATGAATTCGCGCCGCATCGTGCCGCTTTCCGGCGGATGCCGTGTGATCGACCAGGCCAGTGGCCTGGTGGTCTCACGTCCGCTCGCGCCGAGAATGGTAGGCATGCAGGTCGCCCGTGATCATGAGATCGGTGCGCCTGGACACAGCATCGCCAACCGCCCGATCCAGGGCATCGTTGCGCCTGGCCGTACCATCGTGTTTTCGCTCACCGATGGCGCCTGCGAGGGCCAGCAGCTGCTGGGGGCAAACATCGGCATCACCGTGCGCGGCAACGTCGGCGTGGAGACCGCCATCTCGTCGGGCGGCTTCATCGGCATTGTGCTCGACAACGCGGGAGACGACACCTTGTGGCAAATGTATTCCGTTTGCCGCATGCGCGACTTCATCCATCTGTCGTTGATGCCGGCTTTGCGGACTTACTTGGGCCGGACTAACATCACCAAGCAGACCATCATCAACGTCCTGTCGACAATCGGCGACTTCCTCGGCAATGCCAAGGCGCGGGAATGGATCATCGACTATAGGATGAACTTCAAGGGCAATCTGAACTCGGCGAGTGAGATCCGGCTTGGTCATCTCACCGTCGGCTTCCAGGCAGAAGAGCCGCCGATCACCGAGCGGATCACCACGATGTCGGCCCGCTACAAGCCGGCGATCGACCACATGGTGCAGCAGCTCGAGCAGCAACTCAACATTGCGGCTTAAAAAAACGCACGGCCGGGTGAAGCAACACTCGGTGAACTGGCAAGGAGGACTGACAGCCTCCTCCGTGCGTGACCCTTCATGTCTAGCGCTGTTAACCGGAGACAAACACCATGCCCAACACGCCTCTGATTATGAAAAAGGCCAACCTGTTCTGCGGCAAGGAAGCCGCTGACGAGAGCAACAGCAACCATCTTGTTCTCGCCGAGCTCAAGCTGCCAACGATGGAAGAACAGTATGTTGATCATCGTCCCGGTGGCGGTCCGATCACCATCGAAATCGATCTGATGGTCAACCGGCTCGAGGCGACGTTCAGCCTGGTCGGTTGGTCGCCGCAGGTGGCGGAGCTATTCAACTCGTGGGTTGCCGACGACAACTGGTTCACCGCCTACGGCTATGTGCAGGACCAGATCACCGGCGAGGCTTCGCAAGGCATCGCGCTGTTCCGCGGGCGGCTAGGCCGTGCGGAGCCGGTAAATTGGCGCCCGGGTGATTTGCAGCACTGGAACTACTCGATCCGTTCCATCCTGCACTATGAGCTGGTGCTGGCCGACGAGTCGCTCTACCTCTACGACTTCGCCAACAATACGTTCCTGGTCGGCGGCGTCGATCGCATGGCTGACATCAATGCTCAGCTGCAGACCGGCGCGACCAACATCTCGCCGATCATCGTGAGCAGCGCGTAGTCGCATGGTTGATGTGACGATCAATCTGCTGCAGCCGATCGAGCACAACGGGCAACGGATCGCGAGCGTCGGCATTAGCCGCCCGAAGCTCGACCATCAGATACGGTGGATCGAGCAGCACTTGTCGACGCTCGGGCTGCTGTCGTTGCTGAGTGGGCTACCGGAGACAGCTCTGCGCGAGCTGAGCAACGCCGATTGGGGATTTACCATCGCTGTTCTCACCGCTCTATGTCCGGACCCGATCCAGCAGGATATTGCGCAGGGTACGCACCCGTTCGTGACGCCTGCATTTGGCGAGGTACTGCCCGTCGAGCAGGAGCAGGCCGCGCTAGAACCGGCGCCTGACCAACGTTTTCCCGAACCGCCGGAGGATGCGACCGAGGTCAAGCGCTTCGACAAGCCGCCGCAGTTGAAATTCCCGCAGGCGAAGAAGAAGGGCCAGGTCGAGCCGGAAGACGAGGGCGACGGGTTGGGTATGGAGCCGCAAGGAGAGATCGCGCAGGTGAGCTGAGATGCCTGACATTGCCGAAACCAACATACGCATAAGCGCTACGGATGATACTGCCCGCGCGCTGTCGGGCATGTTGCAGAACATGCGCTCGACGGCCGAAGCGGTTAACGCGATGTGGTCGAAGGGTATCAACTCGGAGATCGAGCGCACGATAAATAGGCTGCAAGACCTATCGAAGAAAGCCGAGGAGGAGGTCGGCAGAAAGACAACGAGTTCGTTCCAGAAGGCGGCGGGCGCCGTCAGCAGTCTTGCTCAAGGCGTCGTCGGCTTGGTCGGTGCGGGAGCGATCGAGGAGTTCGTGCGGCGTGGCGTTTCCGGCTTCATGAACTTCGAAGACGCGATAACGCGCGCCAGACAAGAGATCAAGCTGACGGACGAGCAGATGAAGACGGTGACGGAGACCGTCGAGCGGATACGACAAAAAACAGGGGCCAGCAAGGAGGAGCTGGTCAGTCAGCTGCGTGATTTCCTTGCGCTGTCGGGCGCGCAGACGGATGAGGGAATCAAGCTATACGAACGGCTGCAGGCGATCGCGCGCGCCACTGGCGTCTCATTTGACACGATCTCGAAAGGTGCGATCTCGGCGCTTAAACAGCTCAAAGTACCGCTCGATGAGGTAGAGGGTGTGGTTGCGCAATGGGCGACCACGATGCCGAAGGCGATGCTGGGGCCGTTTTTGCAGGCCGTGCCGGAACTCAACAAACTACTCGAGCAGGTGCACATCGGCGGCAAGAACCGAACTGCCGATCTTGCGGCCATGTTTGCCACGTTGGCGGAGAAGATGGGTGATCCGCGGCTTGCGGCGGATGCACTCAAGAACTCGCTGTCGGAGGCGATGGATACGAGCACTAGGCTCGGCCGCATGATGATCCCGCAGATGGCGGCTATCAAGTCCAGCTCCGATCCGTTGATCGCGCTTTACGATGCCTTGCTCGTGAAGTTCAAGGAACTAGGTCTGTTGGGAGGAGACGAAACTGCCCGCATCAAGGCACAGCGGTTGGGAATTCCTGATGAAACGGTCGAGACCATAAGAAAGTACGGCGAAGCCCAAGATCAAATAAGAGCGAAATTGACTAGCGTTGCCGAGGCGATTGCTCAGATCACTCAGAAAAATGCCGAGCTGGATGAAAAGTTCAAGGCATCGGCGACGCGCATGGCGGCATTGATCGCCGACCTGGGCGAGAAGGTAGGCGAGTTTCTGAACACTTTGGGAGCGCCGAAAGCCCTTGAAGATTTGAATCAATCTATGAAGACATTGAACGAGGTCGCACATGAGTTACAGGCGGCATTTAATTGGGAACTCGATTGGAAGAAATTGCTGAATATCACCGGCCTCACCGAAGAATGGGAGCATATCAAGGGCGTCTGGAAGGGCCGCGAGGAGAGAGTGCGAGGAGAGGGCGCGCCGAAGCTATTTGAAGGCGAGGGCGGTGGTCCTCCCATCATGATGCCAACGCCATTCCAGCATGGCGGCATTGTCAGCAAGCCAACTTTGGCAATGCTCGGCGAGGCAGGGGCGGAAGCAGTGGTGCCGCTAACCGGCGCTCGCGGCGGCGGCGGCGAAAGTGTCGAAGCCGAAAAGGAAAATACGCGTGAGACCAAATCGCTGACCGAGGAGTTGCGCAGGCTTAACGATATTTTGGAGTACAGGGGCTTGGGCGCCGCTGGGGCCGCCGGCGGCGGCGCCGATGGCGATGGCGGCGATCCAGCTAGGGGAACGCGGGGCGGCACTCGCGATCCGAGCACTGGCCGAATGCGCGGGACTCCGGAGGCGCCGACGCCGCGCACGCGTGTGGACGGCAAGCCGGTGCCGCAAGACCCGTATGTGCACCCGGCAACTCCGGCTGACGTTCCAAGTGGAGGACCGCCAGCTCAATATCGCCCTGAGTATCACGCGGAGGGCGGAGATGTGACTCCTGGCAAACCCGCGGTGGTTGGTGAGAAGGGTCCGGAGATCGTCTTGCCGCGGCCTCGTACCCGCCCCCGCCCAGCGCCAGCGCCTGCGCCTGCGCCTGTTGCTCCCACGATCGTTGGTGAGAAGGGTCCTGAACTCATCATGCCACGCTCACAGGGCAGGGTTATTCCGGCAGCTGAAACGGCGTCGCTACGACGGGTCGGTGCAAAACACGGCCTCACCCCGCAATCTATCGCTGGTCTGATTTCTGTCGAATCGGGCTGGAGCACAGGTGCCACTGGAAGTCATGGAAAGTATCGTGGTCTTACACAGATCGGTCAGCAGACTTTCAGAGAGGCCGGCGGCAAACTCGGCGGTTTAACTTGGTCGGAATATCTGAAAGCGTCACCAGCGAAACAGATCGACGTTTATGGTGCTTGGCTCGATCATTATAAGTTTGACCAAAAAGTAAAAGCGGCCGGTGTTGATCTTTCCAAGATGTCGCATGCAGAGCAAGCCGCATTTTTGCAAGCAATGCAATTCTCTCCCAATGCAAATGAATGGATGAAGGACCCAAATACGCGAGCCACTCTTTCTTCGCAAGCTCGTGTGCTTGGTGATACTTCGCGGGCGCAAATGGCGGCTTATTACAAGACTATTCTTCCTGCTGGCGGAGGACAGCCAACACAATATGCCAGCGGCATGGACCTCGAAGGCGATATTGCAACACGGAGCAGGACACTCGATGTAGCCCGCATAGAGCGCGAGACTCGCCTGGCTGGTCCCACAGGAATGGATATTGAGGGCGACCCTGCGACACGGAGCAGGACGCTTGAAGCGGCGCGAGAAGATATGCGCAAAGCGTCGCTCGCGCCGGTGGACAGCTATAAAGCCGCGATTAGGCGTGGTGAACGAGGTGAGTTTAATGCGGCACGCACAGGAGAGTTTGGCAAACTCGGTAGCATACAAACAAAAACAATCACCCTGAGCAATGGCCAGTCGGTAAAAGTTAATGCGCTCGTTGCTGATCGCTATGAAGGCTTTTTGAACGAAATGATAGAACGGGGATATCCGGTCGATGTTCGCGGCGGCGGCGGCTATAACCCGCGAGCCATAGCGGGCACGAGAACGCCATCGATGCATGCTTACGGCACTGCTGTTGACATCAATGTTAAACAAAATCCGCAGCATGGTCGTACTAACTTGCCATCGTCGGTGGAAGCAATTGCATGGCAGCACGGACTGTCATGGGGCGGCCGTTTTGGCGATCCGATGCATTTCGAGGCGATGGGTGCTCAAGCATGGGCATCCAAGAAACGGCAGCTTGAAACAAGGGCAGCAAGGGCAGAATCGCGACAAGGTGGCGGTCCGGTTGGCGCCGGCTCTTCGTACCTGGTCGGCGAAGAGGGGCCAGAGCTTTTTTCACCCTCGCTTTCTGGTGGCATCATATCCAACGATCAGATCAATATGATGCGTGCTCAGATGGAAAAGCCGATCAAGATGAATGTGGAAGCTCCATCTATCCCGGCATATCAGACGCGGGCGCAGATGGCTCGCAGCCAGCGCCGCGTCGAGCGCATGGCGCACGAGGATCAGCAACGCGACGATGGCAAGCACAACCCATCCTTTTTAGGGACGCAGTGACATGGCTGATGTTGGTCAATCGATGCTTGGCACGACTATTCCTGACGGGCTGCTTCCGCCCGATGTTTCGTGGGAACGCGCTGACGGACTCGGTCCGCAGCTAGTCGAGCCGACCGCGGATCAGTTTCTCGCGACGCTTTACCAGTGGGGGCCGATCCAGTTCCAGGTTTGGCCGCTCAATGCGCACGAGGTGGACCACGAAACGTCAACGGATTGGGCACATAAGGAGATACTCGGGGCGGGCGTGTATCGAGAATGGACAGGTGAGAATGATGAGACGTTGCATTTCCGCGGGCATCTTTTCCCGTATCGGCTCGGCGGCATGAGCGCGATGGAGCGGTTCGAGACGGAAAGGCGGCAAGGCATGGTCCACCTGATGCTGCGTGGGCGCGGCGAGTATATGGGCTGGTTCGTGTGCGAAAAACTGATCCGCACGCACACCTTCCTGTCGAGCGAAGGCGTCGGCCGACAGCTCGCCTTCGAGTCGGTAATGGCGCGCGCGCCGATACCGGACAACGCCACCTACGTCAGCAAGCTATGGGGCTCGAGCCAGCCGAGGCCGTGATATGCCAGCCAAGAACGCGACAATAGTCGGCTTCGAGATTTACCAGGTGCTCAGCGAGTTCATCACCGCAGATTTCATAGTTTGGAAAAGATATAGGAACCGTGCCCCCGGCATCATGGAGCTGATGCTTGACGCTAATCCGCAACTCTCGTGGGGCCATCGCAAGTCACCGTTCATTCCAGTAGGCACGCTGATCCGCCTGCCAATTGACCAGAATATGCTGCTCGGCCGGCCGGCGACACTTCCTACGGACTCGCTCTGGACTGACAGGCAGGGTTTCCGTCTTCCAGTATAGGAGAACCAATGTGAGCTTCGTCGACGTCTTCGGGGAGCTGCCAGCACCGGCGGACACGACCGAGCCATTCATCGGCACGGCGACGCAGACCAACCGTTTGCTGGCCCATTACAAGGTGGAGATTGGTGGCGTCGATATCACCGATGCACTCAGGCCGCACTTGGAATCGCTACAGATCGTCGATGACGGCGTACCGCACGCGACCATCGAGGTTGACGATCGCGACGCCAAGTTGCCGATCCCGCCGTTCGACACCGAGGTGCATATCGAACTGGGCTGGGAGAGCGAGGAGATGGTGACCGTGTTCGATGGTCACACCTTCGACCTCGAATACGGCTGCGCACGCAAGCAGGGCGGCCGCAAGATGTGGGTGCATGCTTTCGCGCCGCGGATGACCTCGCATGCCAAGACGCCGATGCAGGAGGGCGTGGGCGAGGGCGCGGAAGCGGGGCAGAAGGAAGGCAAGCAAATCCCGATGTCGGATTTTTTGCAGAAGGCGGCGAGCAACGCCGGTTTCAATGCCAACATCGCCGGCTTCTTCGACCAGTTCAAGTCCGACCGTTGGGAGCAGCAGGGCGAGAGCATGATGCACCTGTTCGAGCGCATGGCCATCAAAGCCGGCGGCATGGTGCATTACGATGGCGGCAACAGCGTCAGCCTCATTGCTCCCGCAAGCCAGGGCAACGTCATGGCGATCTGGGGCGACAACCTGATCTCCGTACGCCTGCGTCCTTACGCCAGCCGTTCGACCTGGGCAGGCGGTCATCAGCAGCACTACGATCATCAGGCTGCGAATTGGATACGCTCCATAAAGCAGTTCGGCATGTCGTTCCCTTGGGGCGGCGGTGGCGGAGGTGGTGGTGGTGGTCCCGAGGCGATGATCCAGAACGTCGAGGAGGCAGCGAGCCAGGGTGGCGCCGATGGTGACAATTCCGGCAATCAAGGGCTAGCGAGCTACGAGCCCGGCTATGGCCGCATTGCCATCAACGGCGAGCCTTCGGCGAAGTTCGGTGGTTCCGTCGAGGTAGTCGGAGTGCGTCCCGGCGTCGATGGCAGCTACGCGATCTGGGTCGTCGAGCATCACCTTCAGCGCGGCCAGGGCTTCATCACCTTTCTCGATGTTGACGTCATCACGACCGGCGGCGATGTACGCCCCGCGCGGCGCGCGCAAACTAGCCAGGAAAGGCAGAAAATCCGTAACGTCAATCGTGGTTTGCCGAACCAGAGTTACTCACAGCAGAATCAGGGAGGCTAGATTTGTTCGGGGCGCAGCGATCTGTGCGCCTAATGCGCTGATAGGTGGCCGCCGATGGCTGTCGCGTTCACCAACAGCACCGGCATCGCCACCGGCGACACTGGCGTAACTCAAGTCGATTCACAACTTTTCAGTACATTCAGCGGCACCGATATCGGCATTCTGGTGCAGCTGCAGTTGAACCCGCTCGGCAGCGCGCCGACGGGCGTCGCGATGGTGCTCGATCCGACCGGTCTCAACGCATCGCTGACGCTGATTGACTCGTACAATCCTGGCACCGGCGCTTATTTTTATCTTTTTGCCATACTCGGGGTGTCCGTCAGCGCCAGGATCGTTCGCGCGACCTGGACCAACAGCTGCTACGGCATCGGTCAGGTTTGCGTGCTCACCGGCGTCAAGCAGACCAGCGTCGCGGCCGCATTTACCAACGCGGCGCACAATACCAACTCCTTCGGTTCGGCGTCGGTGACAGTGACGAGTGCCACCAACAATCTAGCCATCGCTCATTTTCAATGCACAATCAGTAGCTGCACGCCCAACCAAACTAGCATTTGGGGGCCTTCCCCCTGGGCAAATCTTAGTCTTAATTCTGGCGGCAACTATGATGTTGGTGCTGCCAGTGTCCCGCTCACCGCCAGCGTGTCTGGAACCTGGGTCGGGCAAGGCATCAACGTTAACGTCAGCATCACTGCGTGGGACGGTAGCGCTGCGCTTGCCGGAACGGGCGGTGCTACGCTAACCGCGAACCTGAGAGAGCAGACCAAAGGCGCGCTCACCGGCAGCGGCGCTATCGTCGCCAATGTTTTCAGGGACAAGACGCTGTTCTCGGCAAATTTTGCGGGGGCCGGCGTTGCCCGATGGTCTTCGGTCGATCAGATCGACCAGTGGTTGGCTGCGGTTGCTGCCTTCTCGGGCGCGAGCGCGCTTTCCGCTAATGCAATCTTTCCAGGTATCCGCGCGACTCTTGCCGCCGTCGCTGCGCTGTCTGTCGACATGCCACTGTGGCGCGGTGCTTCCGCTGCATTCTGGGGCAACGACAGCACTCTTGTTGGTCGCGCGCTGTCGATTTCGGCAACGACAGCCATCTTGATTGGCAGCGGCGGCTTCACCGGCCCCGCTCGTCAGGTTCAGACCATGCCGAACGCCGCTAGCTTGGCGGGCAGCGGCGCGCTCGTGGCTGTCGTGACGGGCCGTCAGAACGTGCCAGCTACGGCGGCGTTGGCCGGTGCCGCGCAATTCGTCGTGCCGCCAATGTTGCAGGCTCTGACCATCCGCCGGGGTCTTGTTGGAATAGGTAGTCTCGTCCCGCCCATTATTGGGCAACCTCTAGCCGTCAGCAGTCTGACATTTCGCGGTGCGGGAAGCTTGTCGGTGTTGCCGAGGCTTCAACGTCCGATTTCGACCGCGTTCTCATCGAACGCAGTCGTTGCTGCCGTGGATGTCATGCTGCTGGCCGGAGGCCAGCCGCCGCAGGCGCTGGCGCTGCTCGACCGCACCTGGGACGATGAGGTCAATGGCCCGAACCAAGAAGCGCTGTTCTCGAACTATAACGATCAGCTGGTTTTCGAGTGCGATCCCGGGCTAGTCGGCAACGATCAAGGCGTGCGCGGTGCGGCGCAGACGATCCGGCTGATGCCGCCGCTGATGTTCGGCAACAGCCAAAACATCGAGATCAATCTTAGCGGTATCACCGTCAGGCTCGATGTGCTGGAAGCGATTAATTCCGCTGTTAGATTGAGCGTCCTGGAAGCACAGAACAGCTTGCTGCAAAACCAGGCGACGATGTTACAAGCGCAGGTCTCGGTGCTGCAAGCGCAGGTTTCACTGCTACAATCGCAGGTTAACACGTTGATGTTGCTCGATCCGAGAGCGCTGGTCGCGCTGTTCGCTGGCTCCGGGACGTTTGCCGCGGATGTGACGTCCGTGGCGGTACATGCGAATCTCGCAGGCTCCGGAGCGATCATCATCAACGTGACAGGAGGCCACTGAATGCTGACGACGCTGGTCAAGACCACCGACACCCGTTACGGCCGCATGAGTTACTTTGCCGCCGACGCCTATATCGGGCGCTCGCTCGAATTGTACGGCGAATATTCGCCCGGCGAAATCGAGCTGATGGCTAAGATCGTCAAGCCGGGATGGGCGGTGGTAAACGGCGGCGCGAACATCGGTGCGCTCACGGCGCCGCTGGCGGAGCTGGTCGGGCCGGATGGCAAAGTCTATGCGTTCGAACCGCAGCCCGAGCTGGTTCAATTGCTCCGGCGCAATATGCGCAAGCGCAAGAACGTCATGGTCAGCGACTATGCGCTGTGGCATTCGCGCGGCGACAACCGTGTGCGCAAGGTGATGGAGCTGCAGCACGACAATTTCGGCTGCTTTACCATCGGTGATGACGGTGGTAGCGGCATCGTGCGCATGATCGCGCTTGATGATTGGCTGCAGGGCGAGGATGTGCAGCTGATTTTCGCCGACGTCGAGGGTTGTGAGGCGATGCTATTGGAGGGCGCTAAGCAGACGATCAAGCGCTGCCGCCCGCTATTCTATCTGGAGGATCATCCGGATCGTGCGCGCCTGGGCGTGACCGATCTCGTGTCTTACGTGCGCCAGCAGGACTATCTCGCTTATAGTCACAAGCCGGACATGTACTCGGTCGACAACTGGAAGAAGTGTCCCGAGAACGCGTTCATGGACCTAAAGAATTTTGAGCTCAAACCGTACAAGACGCTAAGCTTCAACATCCTATGCATCCCGCAAGAGCGGATTGCCGAATTCCGCCATCTGCTCGACGACCATACCAAATTCCACGCTGAACCGCGTGGCACCAAGCTGCAGATGATCGTGCCGCGATCGCCGAACCAAGGCGCGGGCGGATGGGCTTGCATCGTGCGCGGTGGCGGCGTTGGCGACAATTTGATTGCCGCGGCTCCGGCTCGCTCGCTGAAAGAGATGGGTTACAAAGTCGAAATCCTCACGCAGACGCCGAACAACGTCGTGTTCGAGAACAATCCGTTTGTTGATAAGATCAGCGTGCACGACGAGGCCGACTGGCCGAAGGACCAGGTTGCTTGGCAGGAGTTCTTCCGCATCCGCGCCAAGGAATACGACCGCTTTGCCAACCTGGCGCACTCTTGCGAAGCCCGGCACGCATTGTTCCCGATCATGACGGCGTTCTGGTGGTCGCAGGAATATCGGCGCAAGCTCTGCGCCGGCAGCTACTTGGAAACCGCATTTGACATCCTCGGCGTACCGTATTCATTCGGTCCGCTGTTCTTCCCAACTAGCGAGGAGCGCGAGCAGGCGCTTATCACCAAGCGCAAGCTCGGGCAGGGACCGATCATCGGCTGGTGCCTCGGCGGCACGCGGCTAGACAAGGTCTGGCCGTATACGCCGCTGTTGATCGGCCGCTTGATCAAGGAGCTGGATGCGCAGGTGGTGATGATGGGAGCGCCGCCGCCGTTCCGCGACTTCGAGATTGCCCGGGCCGTGCAAGACAGCGTGCGGGCGCAGAATGGCAGCGATGCCGGGCTCACTCATGCCTCTAGCCTGAGCCTCAAGGAACAAACCTGGCCAATCCGCCGCATCCTGTCGTTCGCGCAGGTCTGCGATCTGGTAATCGGGCCGGATACCGGGCCGAGCTGGGGCGTGGCGTTCGAGCCCTTGCCGAAGATCATTTTGCTAAGTCACGCCAGCGAGGAGAATATCACCAAGCACTGGCTCAATACGGTAACGCTGCATGCCGATCAGCAACGGGTGAAGTGCTGGCCGTGCCATCGGCTGCATGAGAAGTTCGACACCTGCAATTCGGTCACCATCAATGATGCGCCATATGCCGCCTGCATCAGTGATATCTCGGCGGAAACAATCGTGACGCACGCGCGGCACCTGCTCGGCCGGGCCGACAATAAGCCGGTGCCACAATTGCCCGCAGCGAAGGGCTTCAAATATTACGAGGAGAAGGTGTGATGGCAAATCTGGAGGTCGAAACCTTGGTGTTGCCGCTCGACGATTTATTGCAGGCGGCGCTCGATCGGAAGCAGCTCGAGGGATGGATCATCATGCCGGGCACCAAGCCGGTCGGCGTTTGGGTGATCTGCCGGCAGCCCGGCGTTGCTCAGATGATGCACGATGACCAGCAGCCGAAGGTAACGGTGGGTGTGGATCCGCGCGGTGTCGGCATCTTGCGCAACGGCAAGTTCGTCGACGAGCAAGGCAACGAAGTTCCACCACCACAATGAGGCGATGATCATGATTTACACCGGAATCGAACCGTTCGCTAACCTCACCGCTGAGCAGGTACAGACTATTGAGGAAGCGATTAGCCGTGCGCCGGATCCAGCATGGCACGACGGCATCTGGCGTGAGCTGCGAGCTCGCCTCGAGGGCGAAGGGCCATGGAGCGATGACAAGGTGCGCGTCGCCGCCAAGCAGGCGCTTGCTGATCTCGGCATAACGCTTGAAACGGCCGAAGACGATAATGACGACGATAGCGACGACGACGATGATGACGATGAACCAATCGAGGAGGAAGACGAGCCCATCGAGGAGGAAGACGAGCCACCGGAACCAGAACCGGAGGCCGAGCCGGAACTAGAGGAAGCTGAATCGGAGCCCAAACCGAAACGAAGGTCTGCGGCGCATCATGCGCCGAAACGAAAAGCGCGTCGCTAGTCGTCCCGCATCTCATCCTTGTGCTTTTTTGGCGGCGGCACAGGAACTCACTTTTTAATGGCGCCGTCTACGCAACCGATCTAGCACAGCTAGATGCTACATAAGGAGATTACCTAATGGCAAATATCGGCCTCTATGCGATGAAGAACATGCTCGATTGGTCGCTCAAGGCGGCGACCCCGGCTTCGCCGGCCGCCTGCTATATTGGGCTCTCGCTCGGCGTGCCATCCTCGGCAGCGTCGTCGGAAGTCGGCGCCGGTTCCGGCTACACGCGACAGAGCATGGCGTTCGCCGGTGCAGCGACGCCCGCCGGTTCGGCCTCGGCTTCGAACTCGACAGCATGTACGTTTGGACCGTTCTCGTCTTCAGCGGTGGTTTCCGGCTTGTTCATTGCCGACACCGTATCGAGCAACGCCGGCAGCATGTTGTGGTACGGCAACTTGGCAACGGTGCGCACACCGCTCGCGGGCGATAGCTTGGTCATTGCCGCTGGGGCACTCAGTATCACGCTAAGCTAATGCCGTAGGCTCCGGGCTATGGAGGCTAAAGCGTGGCAGAACGCATCCTAGTCGTGAACTTCGAGAACGTGTCGGTCAGCGCGGTCGTCGACTTCTTCTCGCTCAAAAACAGCACGACGAACGGGCTGGAGCTGCGCGGCTTCTCGATCTCAGCGGGCGGCCAGACCTCGCCGGCCGAGCTGCGCGTGCGGCTTAAGCGCGTCACTGGCGGCACGGTCACGCAGGGTTCTGGCGGCACGGTGGCGACGGCAAACCTGGTTGACACCGGCATCGGTGCGGTCGGGGCGAAAGCCACCGCGCACACCTGCGACACGACACAGGGGACCGGCACCACGGTGACGCTCCTGCTGCCGTGGCAGTGGAATATGTTGCAAGACTTGCTGTACGTGCCGACCACCGTGGAAGAACGCGAATGCATCGGTCCGAGCGAGATGATCATTGTCGATCTGGCTGCCGCGCCTGCTGCCGCTACAAACTTCTCGGGTTGGATCAAGTATTCCGAGTATCCATAAGGAGCATGTATGGCCCTCACCGTCGACTCCGCGCTGCAAGCCGGGCAGATCGCGCAGGCGATCCAAGCCATTCAAACGCAGATCGCCACGCTGCAACAGGCCATCGCCACCAGCGTCACCATCAACGCCATCAATGTGCTGACGCAGATTCCGGGCGGCGGCACCGCGTCCATGCAGGCGAGCCTGCCGATGAACTTGGCTGACAGCCAAACGATCTTCAACTCGGTGCTGTCGTTGTATCAAACGCAATTGACCAACTTGCAGAACCAGCTCGCCGCCATCGTGTAGGGCCATGGATCGTCACGGTCCGCCGACGTGCCCCGTTTGTTGGGGCAAGGAGTGTCGTGGCGGCGGCAATAAGCGATGCGTTCAGCGTGACCCGCGGCCGAGCCACCTCGCGGGCATCCTCGACAGCTACGGCGGGTTGCGCTTCGTCGTCGCCCATCGTCGCAGCTTCAAGCATCACGCGAGGCATGACGAGCGCCTGGTTGTTGTGCCGGGGCTGCTGGTGCATGAGCCGATCGCCTGGGGCGACATTCCCGGTGTGATCGGTCGCATCGAGTTCGAGGTCGAGAAGTGGATGAAGCGCAACGAGCGGGCCAACGATCCGAGCACGCGCGAGATCGTCGCGCTGTATCGACTGCGTTGCCTTGAGCAGAACCGGAACAGCCTCGACCTGAGCGCCATCGCGGAGACGTGAATGACGGTCGTCTTTCTCACCAGCGCGTCGACTTCGCCATGGTCGCGTCCTGGCGACTGGCAAGACTCCGGTTCGCAGGTTGAGCTTGTCGGTTGCGGTGGGCAGGGCGCTCTCCCGGTGGCCCCGTTAGGCACTGCCGGAGCGCCGGGATCAGGCGGCGGGGCGGGCGGTTATTACAGCTTGACTGCACCAGTCGGTGCGCTTGGATCGACCACGCCGTTCGCCGTTGCTGCGAGCAATTCGACCGCCTCGAATCAGAATGCGAGCGCGACGTATTGGGAAAACACCACCAACACCAATAGCTATCAAGCGCAGTGCGGCAATCCTGGCACCAATACTACCAGTGCGAGCGCGGGCGGTGCGGGCGTCACCAACGGCACGCCATCGCCGGTCACCTACACTGTCGTGTCGAATGCTGGTGGCAACAGCGGCACGACGACGCAATCGACCGGCCGCAGCGGATCGGGCGGTGGTGGGGCTGGCGGCCCCACCGGAGCAGGCAAGGCAGGCGGCAATGGTGGTAGCGGCGGCACGAGCGGAGGCGGCGGTGGCGGCGGCTCGAACGGCGGATCGAGCACGGCCGGAGCGAATTCGTCGGCTGCTGCCGGCGGTGTGGGCGGGAACGGCACGGGCGGCACAGGCGGCGGTGCTGTTGGCACTCCTGGCACAACCGGATCGTCCGGCGGGGGCGGTGGCGGCGGCACGGCTAGTTCCACCGCGAGCCTGAACAAGAACGGCGGTGCCGGCGGCACCCTCGGCAACGTCACCAACTGGACGCAAACGTCCAACAGCGCGACGGCGGGGGCCGGTGGTGGCGGCGGCGGCGGCGGCGTATCCACGGCTGCGACGGGCACGGCCAGCACTAATGGCGGCGCTGGTGGCAATTACGGCGGCGGCGGCGGTGGTGACTCGGAAAATACAGTCGCGACCGGTGCTGCTTATGTAAACGCATCGGGCGGCGGTGGCCTCATCGTCATTACCTATACGGCGGTCAGCGGTCCGACTGCCTGGCAAGGATCGGCAACGCTCGCGTTGGTTGGATCACTGACGCCTAACGAGGCCATCTACAAGTCCTTCATCATGCTGCGCAGGCGGACGTTTATATGCCTCGATACGTAATCAGCCGTGCGTCTTTCATTTATCGCGCGCCGCGCCGCAAGGGGCGGATCGAGTTCGTGCCAGTGCAATGGCAAGGTGCGAGCATACTCGCCGGGGCAAGCGGATTTTTCGTCAACGAGCGAATTCTACTTGCTGCACAAACCGCATTTGCGGCAGCGGGTAGCTTTGCCACCGACAGCTCGATCGTTGGCCATACCACCTGGCAAGGACAAGGTGCTTTCGGTGGGACCGCAACGCTGGCGGCAGCGGTCGCGCGCTACAACGCGGCGGGCACGGTATTCTCGCAACCGCTGACGGGGCAGAGCAGCAACTGGCAGGGGCAAACGCTGCGGCAATTGTTTGCTCCATCGCTCTTGGCTAGCGTCGATCCAGGAGCGATCGGAGTGCAGTTTCAGTTCGCGCCAGGCACCAACGGCTCGATCGACGCCGCTTGGATTGGCCATGCTGCCGCGAGTGGTGATCCCTACGATTTTGACGGTGGCCAAGTGCAGCTCAAGTTCGGCGGCTCAAACTCGCAGGCCGTGGTCGGAGCTCAGAACGTATCCAGCGACAACATCTCGTTCCCGCTCGACGTAACGCGAACGCTCATCGTGGCGGCATCGTTCTCAGGCACGCAGGTCAACTTGATGGGTTACGGAGGCTAAGGGAGGTCTGCCATCACTCAGGTCTTCCTCACTTCCGCTTCCACTTCGCCCTGGTCGCGCCCTGTAGATTGGCACGATACTGGCTCGCAGGTGGAGCTGGTTGGCTGCGGAGGCAACAGTACCACTCCTAGCGTTAACAATGACAAAGGCGGTGGCGGCGGTGGCGGTGGATATTACAAATTAACTTCGCCCGTTGGCGCATTGGGCGCGACGACCAATTTTGCAATCAGCAGCAACAATTCCAGCGCCAACCAGGACACCGCTGCCACTTATTGGGAAGGCACAACCAATTCTAATAGTTATCAAGCGCAATGCGGTGGACTAGGTGCATTAGCCGTCGCAGGCGGTGGAGGCGGTAGCGGCGGCACAGGGACAATCAATGGTTCGCCTTCTCCGGTAACTTACACCACTTCATCTGCTGCGGGAGGGTCAGGCGGCACCGCTTCTGCTACTGCTGCCATTGATGGCGGCGGGGGCGGTGGCGGCGCGGGCGGCCCTTCTGGGACCGGCGGTGGCGGCGGCAACAATGCTGGCAGCAGCAACGGTGGCGGCGGCGGTGGTGGCGGCGGCAACAACGGCTCGACCGGCAGCAACGCTACAGGTAATACTGGTGGCTCAGGAGGAAATGGCGCTGGTGGCGCTGGCACCGGCGGTACAGCTGGCAACCCTGGCAGCGCTGGTACGAGTGGTGGCGGCGGCGGTGGTGGTAGCGGAACTGCCAGCTCAGGCTTCAACACTTCAGGCGGTGCAGGCGGCGAGGATACCGCTTTCGACAGCTCCCACGGCAATGGCGGCGGCGGCGGCGGTGCAGGCGGTGTTGGTGGCTCCAACGGCACGCTCAACGGCGGCAACGGCAGCGATTACGGAGGCGGCGGCGGCGGTACCGGGGCGGCTTCGATCTCGCCGACCAGTCACACCGCAGGCACGGGCGGTGGCGGTCTCATCGTCATCACCTACTCGCCAGCGACAACGTGGCAAGGTTCGGCGGCGTTTGCCGGTGCTGGCGGCATGGTCACGCCGCTGCTGCGCAAAGTATTGTATGGCCCGACTTATGGCGGCGCCGGTAATGCGCGCTGGACCTCGGTCAATGTTTTTAGCCAGCGCATGGATACCGACGGCGGGTTCGGTGGTGTAGCGAGCGCGCGCTGGACTTCGGTCGACTCGATTGATCAGCTGCTCACAACGATTGCCGCGTTTGCCGGTGCGGGCAATGCGCGATGGACGAGCGCCGACCAGCTCGACCAATTCTTGCAGGCAATAGTCGTTCTTGCCGGCGCCAGCAGTGTCTCGGCCAGCGTTCGTCAAGTTTGGCAGATACCGCCCACTGCGTTTGCCGGTGCGGGCAATGCTTCGGTCAGCGCCGCACAGATCATTCGGTTGACTGCGTCCGCGCAAGCAGCCGTTGCCGCTTTTGCAGTTAGCGAGAGTCAGCGACAAGCGGCAATCGCGTCCTTCGCCGGCACCGGAATGCTGGCCGGTGACGCGATGAGGGCCGGAGCTTTGCGCTCTGATCCGGGGGCGAGCTATTACGCCAAGGCCGGGGCCGACGCCGCCACCACCGATGCGAGTGGCTATACCGCCACCGCCGATCGGTTGGTTGGCATTTCACTCATTAATGTCGTCGCTGGCGCTGGCGTCCTTTGGCAAGGCTCGGCGGCGCTGGCCGGTTCCGGTACAGCGGCAGCTGACACCAAGACGATCTTAGCGGCCGTTGGCGCTTTTGCCGGGGCGAGCACCATCGCGCTGGCGGATCTGCAGAAGGTTCTTGATGGTGTTGCCTATGCGGGTGCCTCGACCCTGTCGTCGAGCCCGGCGCAGCAGATGGTCTTTGCCGCCAGCGCCTCAGCCAGCGGCGGCCTGATTGCACCGAATCTGCTCAAGGTAATCGGCTCGGCGACCTTCGCGGGCAGCGGCGCATCCGCGAGCACCGCATCTCAACTCGTCGAGACCGTGACCACGGGTTTGGCCGGAGCTGGCGGCTTCGCCGCACTCAGTCCGGCAAAGGTTCTCGACGCGCTTGCCTTCAACGGTGCCGGTGCGGTCGCGGCTACCACGACTCAAATCGAAGTTGCGAGCAGCGGACTTGTCGCGGCGGGCGGCCTGGTAACGCCCAACTTTGTGAAGCTCCTCGGCGCGCTCACGCTTCCCGGTGCCGGCACCCTCTCGAGCAACGTCGCGAATTTGTTGCAAGGCAGCGTGGCGCTAGCGGGCGCAGGCTCGTGCGCGGCCGATGCGACGATCTCCACCGCAGTTACCCTCTGGTCGGGGGCGGCGTCGCTTACCGGGAGCTCCGCCCTAGCAGCATCACCATTCGCTCTCAATGTCAGCACAAGTTCGCTGGCCGGAACTGCCGCACTGGCAGCGCAATTCGCTCTCAACGCCAGTACAGCCTCCACTCTGGCTAGCGTCGCGGCTGCGGTCCTGCCGACCACTCAGCGTTTGGCAACGGTCGCGGTCGTCGGCGGCGCGGGCGGGTTGACCGCGACAGCAGCTCCCGCTCGCGCTGCCACTTCTGCTCTGACGGGCATCTCAGCGCTTACCTTCGCGCTCACCGAGCAGCTTGCGGCTACATCGACGTTGAGCAGCGCTGGCGCGTTGACCGTCGATATTGCTATCGCCCGCGGCATTTCCGGCTCGGCGGTACTGTCGGCTGCTGCGGCGTTTGCTTCTGTTGCAACGCAGCAACATGCGGCGCTGACCGCATTGGCTGGTACTTCGGCCCTAACCGTTCCGGCGAACCAGCAGCTCGGGACAACGCTCGGTTTGGCTGCTTCCGCGGCCCTCGCGGCGGCGGCTGTCGATAGAATGGCTACCGCCGGCGTAGCGGCGGCTCAAGGTGCGCTTTCCGGCGTGACCCTAGGCACCCTAGCCGCCGGGGCGAATTTTGCAGCTACGGGGCTCCTGGCGGGCAGCGCAGTCCAGTTTACCCCGGGGATACAGCCGGGAAGCGCGCTTCTGGCCGGGGCCGGAATTTCGGCCGCACAGACAACGCAACGCATGGCCGCTGCCTCGCCTTTGGCCGGGAGTGCTGTGGCAGCGGGCAGCATCGCTCAACGCATGGTCTCTACGATCCCGCTGTTAGCGGCTGGCCAGTTCGTTCCTGCTGTCCCGATATCAGCTCTAGCTGGGGGCGGCATCCTGGCCGGCACGGGCTCGCAGGCGATCGCCGATCTGGTCAAGGTGTTGACCGCGACCGCGCTGGCCGGAGCTGGCGTTCAGATCGTTGCATTCCGGCTGACGGCGAATGTTTCCGCGACCTTGGCAGGCAGCGGTAACTTCGCTTTCGCCGCTCGCTTGGCGTTGCCTGCTGGTTCGCAGCTTACGGGCTTGGCCACCGCGTCAGCAGCGTCCGTTCAAAATCTGGTTGCTGCCGCGGCGGTGGCGGGATCGGGGGCGTCGACTGCTACGGCAGTGCAGCGAATCGCGGTGACGTCGGTCCTGTCCGGCGCGGCCAGCTTCTCCGCCGCTACGACAGCGCCGGCCAGTAATCTGATCAGCGCGAGCTTTGCGGGCAGCGCCGCCATCGCCGTTGTTTCACGTGAAACATTAGCGGCGACAGTTGCGCTCTCCGCTACCGGTAACTTGTTGGCGTCGGTCGGAGCCAGCATCCCGGCCAGCGCGAGCTTGCTTGCCTCCGGCAATATCGCGGCAAAAGCCATGCTCGCCATGCCGGCGACAACGATCTTCGCTGCAACGAGCACTGCTGCCGTCAATACCACCGAGCGGATGCAGGCAATTCTCGTCGCGACGGGCGTCGGCAGCGTGGGAGCCATAGCGGCGAATCGTCAGCAACTATCGTCGCAATTCCTGGCTGCCGGCGCTTTCTCCGTCCTCACATACACAGCCGAGCCGAATGCCATTTTCTTCTTCGCCTCGGCGACCATGTCCGCCAAGGCAAGCGCGCTGCTGCGTCCGACAACTGCCCTCTCAGCCTCGGGCGCAGCAGCAGTCGATACGCAGCGCCTGCTCGCTGCGCGCTCGAGTATGCCGGGGCTAGGCCAGTTCGCAGTAGGCCAGCTGCAACTCGCCGAGAGCGTCAAGCCATCCGTGCAACGGGCGGCCGGCGCCATTCGCTTCGTCGCTGCCGAGATGATGCTGGGCGTCGGCGCATGGGCTGGTGCGGGCGGGCTGCGCGTCGACATCGTACGGCACGGCGTTGCCATCGAGCCGATCGGTATCATCGGGCGTCGCGGTGGTCATGTCGATATGACCGGCAAGCGCAGCCCTGCTGTATTGATCGGTCGCAGCAGCAATGGTGCGGTGCTGACCGGGGGTAGATCCAGCACCGGATTGATCGGCCGTGGAGGATCGCGCGTCAATGTTACCGCCAGAGGCGGCATCAAGACTTTCTGAATTCGAGCGCAGGCCGCGTCCTGACGGCTTCGCTTGAGCGCCGGCCCGACCTTGTCCTTCCACCTCACACGCAAGGTCCGGGCCGGCACCTTCATTATAGGGAGATTCGCGCTTGCCGCTCACTATGCACGATGACATCGAAATGCGCGCGGGCGATGCCTGGGAAATTGACGGCACACTGCTCGACGAGGGCGGCGCTGCGCTCGACCTGACCAATGCGTCGTTCAATTGGATGATCCGCGACGTTGATGGGAATCCGCTGATCAGCGTAGTCCAGGCGGCGCAGATTGCCGTCATTGATGCGTCACAAGGTACAGTGCGAATCGTGCTAGACCATATTACCACCGGGACGCTCGCACCCGGCCGCTACACCGATGCGATCCAAGTCATCATCGGCGGAGAGGCTGATACAGAGTGGACCGGGCAGATCCTTGTCGCCTGCAACCACTTCGCGCCGCCGGGAGATTGACATATGGCAAAATATGGAAAGCCCCCCTTCTACCGCACGCAGTGGCCGGTCTATGCCAAGCAATGGGACGATATGCAGGTGAAGGCGACGGCCCGGGAGGAGCTTGATGGTTTTTTGCACCGCGCGCTCGCCGGCAAGGATCGTTACCTGCACTTGCAGCGACGCACTGCCTATGAGAACCACAATGACGGTGTGCCCTGGTGGGTGAGCGCCATCATTGCTGAGCGCGAGAGCGGGCAGAACTGGTCGCGCTCGCTGGCACAAGGTGACCGCTGGGACCGTACCAGCCACAATGTTCCGAGAGGTCGCGGGCCGTTCAGCAGTTGGGAAGATGCCGCGATCGATGCGCTTCAGCTCGATGGGCTATCGAGCTTGCCGCCGCCCGGGCTTAGCGTGCTCGAGCGAGCGCTGTATCTGTGGGAGCGCTACAACGGCTGGGGATATTATTTTCACAATATTCCATCGCCTTACGTCTGGGGCGCGACTTCTGTTCAAACGCGGGGCAAGTATACGACCGATGGCAAGTTTGACGCGCGGGCGTGGGATACGCAGCTCGGTTGTGCCGCCATGCTGCGCGCATTGATAGATGCCGATCCAACTGTTCGACCGATCCGGGAGAGCTAAGATGGTGTATCAATTCAAGCTGCGCAGCAAGCGTGTCTGCCTCGGCAAAAAGCCCGCCCGAGAGAACGCCATTAAATTCAAGCTGGAGAGCTATCTCGACCTGCAGCGTATCCAGCCGCCGACTGTATTCGGCCACATCACCAATCGCGCCGAAGCGGAATGGATGATGCTTGGCAACGATATCGCTGGTTGTTGCGTGGTGGCCGGGGCAATGCACGAGACGATGGATTGGACGCGCGCGACAGGGCGTCCGGTTGCGCGCTTCAGCCAGGCTTTGGCGTTCAAAGAGTACGAGCAAGCGAGCGGCTGGAATGGCGTGCCCAACGATGCCAGCGACACCGGTCTCGACATGCAGCTATATGCCTCGCGACGACAGAAGGTCGGCATCGTCGACACGGCTGGCGCACTGCATAAAGTCAAGTCGTATGCCGCGGTCGACAGCGTGACCAATCTGATCAAGGCGGCCTGGGTGTTCGGTGCATGCGGGCTCGGCATTCGTTTTCCGGAGTCGGCAGCCGCGCAGTTCGATAAAGGACAGCCGTGGACAGTCGACGAGAAGAGCGACGTTGTCGGCGGCCATTACGTTCCGGTCGTTGGCCGCAATTCGCATGGCAACATCGTCTGCGTGACGTGGGGAAGGCTGCAGGCAATAACACCAGCCTTCCTGATGCGCTACATGGACGAGGCCGTGGCTTACGTTAGCATCGATTACTTGCACCCCGATCGCGGCCTCACGCCGGAGCTCATCAATGAGGCACAGCTCGATGCCGATCTGAGGACACTGGCCGCATGACAAAACTCCCCATCTACATTTGCGGTTTCAGCGGCGATGGCGGTCAACTCTGGTCGGGCGGCTTCGAGAATTGGCTGCGCCGGCTAGACCTCGAAGATTGGGCCGATATTGACCTATACCAGGACAGCGGGCGCAATTGGCGCGCGCCGCTGATCAAGACGCTAGCCTTGCCTTCGACGCAGCCAATCGCGGGTGTTGGCTACAGCCTCGGCGCCTGGGGTGCGGCCTGGTGGGCGTATTACCTGCGGCAGCAAGCGCCGCAGCGCAAGATCGCGCTCATCGCCGGTATCGATCCGGCCGGTCGCGTCGCCGGCCTTCTCGGCGGGCTCCCGAATCCGAAAGACTGGACTATCGGCCGCAATGTCGCGAAGTGCTTCTGCGTCGACGTGCCGATGACTTCGCCGGTGAGTTGGTTATTCGGCGGCGGCAAGTACGTGGCCGCACCTGACGGGCCGCAGATCCAATTTCTGACGCGGGCGATCTCGGACCATATCTGGATACAGGCCGACGCTGGTATTCAGGCGACCATCACATCGATGTTGAAAGCGGCCTATGACGCTCAACCAAGCCAATAATGGAGGACCAAATATGTTGCGCAGAACTTTCTTGGGCGCCGTCGCCGGTTGGGCGATCGCCGGCTGCACTCAGCAGCAAGCGGACACCACTGTCCAGGGCATCCTTGATCAGATTAGGTCGGCTTGTAACTTCACGACGAGTGCGCAGGCCGTCATTGCAGTCATCACCACCATCCTCTCCGGTTTTAACGCCAGCGCCGGGGCGAGCGCGGTGGTGATTGCCTCGGTTGCCAAGCAGGTCGAGGATCTGGTCTGCGCCGCGGTGCAGAAACAAGTCGCGCAGCTGAAGGCGGAGAAGAAGTTCGGCGCCGAGGCCGCTGGCGACAAACCGGAGATCACCATCGTTGTCAATGGCGTCAACGTGCCCGGGACATACACAGGGAGCTAACCATGCCAACAACAGACGAAGCCAACGCCTCGTTCGATATCATTAAGAAGGAAGTTGAGCAGTGGGCGGTTGAATTGTTGCCAAAGAACGTGCCGTTCATCGGTAACGTGCAACAGATGGCGCTCGACAAGCTGGAGTCGCCGGCGGGCACGCAATATCTGCTCAAGCTAACGCACGACGCGCTGGTCGCCGCCGAGAATGTGCGCAACAAGTCGGCAAAGAAATGACGACACCAACAGTTGTTAATAGCAACCTGGACGGCACGCTGTCGCTCGTTGACAAAACATGGAACGATGCAATGGAGACGGCGGCGCTACGCTGCGAGAGTGCAGCGCATGATCTGTTTGCGGCCAACGGCAACGAAGGCGGCTCTGGCGGATGGGTATGGCCTGCGGGCAGATACATCAGGCACTTTGCGCAAGATTTCCGCGAGATGAAGCGAGGCGCTCCGTGATTAGGCTGATCACCATCATTCTTGCCGCCTCGCTGCTCTCGGGTTGCGCGGCGGTGACGGCGCTCGTCGGTGGTGTCGCCGCCGGCAGCTTCGGTGTGTCGGCGCTCGGCAGTGCCGGCGGCGTGGTAGGCGGCGAAGTGGCAAAAGCCGAGCTGGCTTGGTTCAAGCAGTGGCGGCTGTGCCGGCGTCAATTCCGCACCAAGGAGCAACGCAAGGCGTGCATGGAGCGATACCGGACGAGCCTATATGGAGCGCGCTACCGATGACGGCGAAGGATGCAGTGATGGGACAGCTCGGTTCTGATGTCGCGCAAGTTACCGTCGAATCAGATTGGTGGAGCAAAATCAATTGGACGCAAGTCGTCGGTTGGGTTTGCTCCGGGCTTTCGGTGTGGACTTCAGGCAAATTCGATGTGGATGCAGCGACGCAGGTTTATATCGTGCTCACGATCCAAGGCATTGCCGGACTAGCAACTATAGCCCTGCGTCGTCATAGCAAGACCATTACGCCGACAGCGGCGGCCTCGTTGCAGCGAACGACATGAATGACCAGCTCGTGCTTCAATTCTCGACTGTCGCGGATGACTGGTATTCATGGACGCCGCAGCGGTTGCGATGCGTCCCATTTCATATCCTGTTCAACCGCAACTTTGCTAGTATTTGGATCAGGCGATTGAACCACTCGCCGTTCTCGCATGTCGACATGATGATGCCTGACGGTAATATGCTCGGTGCGTCCGACAATCCGAAGGCACCGGTGATCGAAGGCAACCCGCGTGGCGTGGCGATCAGACCGCAGGGCTATCAGAAATTTGCCTATCGGCGCCGCATGATTCTCGAGACCGATCGTGCCGATGACATTAGGGCTATCGCCCGTACGCAGTTGGGCAAGGGCTTCGACAATTCCGGTCTCAAGGATTTCCTCAGTGACAAGTTTCCCGGTCAGCGCGATTGGCGGCTCGACGAGCACTGGTTCTGCGCCGAACTGGTGATGTGGGCACTAGACGTGGGCGGGTTCTGGCAACCGGAGCGTATGGTCTGGCCGCGCAATCGCGTGTCGCCGACCGATGTGTTGGTCGCGCTGCTGATGGATCCACGCTGGATAAATCGCGAGACGTTTTGGAACCCGGTGCCAGGGCTTCAACTCTATCCGGGTGAGACATAGTGATCGCGAAGCTGCAGGAGAACGGTCGAAAGTTCGCGGGTTGGATCGGCTCGGTGCCGCTGCCGGTGTGGGCGTTCTTGATAACGCAGTTCGTGGCCATAGCGGTCTGGGCCATTCGGCTCGAAGGCCAAGTGTCCAGGAACGATGAGTATCTTACGACGCTTCGCAACGAGGGGACGGTCAAGTCCAACATCAACGAGACGCGGCTGAACAATCTGATCGAACGCGAGAGCACTTTGGAGAAGCGCATGGACTCGTGGTTCCAGGACGGGTCGCTCAAGACCAACGCTCTCGATCAGCGCTTGGTGGCCGTAGGTGACCGGCTCACCAAGGTCGAGCGCAAGCAGGACGAGAACATGCCGGCGCTCACCACGCTCAACGTGGCCGTCAAGAACCTTGATTCGCTGGCCGAGCGCATCGACCGGATCGTCAAGGTGATCGACAGCATGTACGAGCAGCAGCAGCAGAACATACGCAGGATCGACGCGATGGAGCAGCGCATCCAGTCGCGGTGAAACATCTCAATTTCGATATAGAGGTTGACGGCTCCGCATCTTGTGCTGCGCTGTCTTGTGCCGCGCTGTCTCGCTAATCTTGGCGTTGGCTGGGTGCCATACCTCACGCTGCAGGCATGCAAAGCACCGCTTGAAGCGACCATAGCGCGGCTGCTTGCCGCAGCGCTCGCATAAGCAGTCATCCCCGGGGCATTTTAGTTCCTTCTCTGTGTGCTAATCGTTTGCCTCATCTGGTCGATGATGTCCTCGAGCATTTTTACTGCCCGAGCGACACTGTCCAAGTTCGACATAACCTGAACCCCAGCAGGCTGCAGATCCTCTAGCCGGTCGACTTCCTCATAAGCAATCAGAAAGAATTTGTCGCGTGGTCCCAGCTTGTCGCTGAGCGCCGCAGTCATCGCCTTGATGCGATTGTCGATCCCTGCCATTGTTTTCAATGGATCCCATGGATTGTTATCATCGATCCGAGCTCTTGCCGTATCGCGTCCGTAGCGTTCGCAATCAGGAAATCAACGTCTTTATTTCCGCATTGCCCGCATATGGCCGCGACAAGACCTACTGCGTTGCGATTAATCGGTAGCACACAGAAAAAGCCCGTGACCTCGCCGTGCCGCACCGGTTTTGCGCATACCGCGCAAGCAGGCCACCTATTTTGGTCGACCAGATTGTCGGCGTGATGCTGCCATTCGGCGATCGCTTTGACCAGCTTGGCAGCAGTGCAATCGCGGCGCTCCATCATGTTGACCAGTCCACCGCAGCTCACCAGGAACGCCTCGAATACCGACTCTTTGGTAGTCTCTAAACGGAACTGTCTCAGCAATCCGTCAATCGTGTCAGTCATATGTTATCCTACCATTGCCAGCATGAGATCGGCGGCTCTTTTACGTTGAGCCGTTTTCTTGCTTTTCTCGGCTTGCGCATTTCCTGCATGAGCTGCCTGATCTGATCTCTCGTCAACCGATAGCGCTCCGCATCGTTAAGGTTCACTTGCTCGATCGCCTTCCTTAGCCGTGCGACCTCTGTTTCCAACGCAGTCATCCTCTGCTGCATTCTTTTGGTCGCGATCGTTTTCATCGCTGTAGCTTCCGGCACAATGCTGCATCGGCATGCGTCGAGCACCAGTCGATCAGCGCGAACTCGACCTCGGCGCGGGTGATGCCGCGCGCCGGATTGCCGATGTCGTCCAGCGCGTTGGAAGATAGTGGAGGGAGGGCACGGATCATCGGAGGAACGTCCCTCCCTCCTCGCCCTGTTGTGCGGCGCTTAGGCAGGGCGATCGGCAGCGGCATTGATATTCTGCATCCCATGTAGATGCGGTTAGCGAGCTGGCGGTTGCCGGTGGCAAAGACGACCGAGTCCGCCGTTGCGCGGCAATTGGCATTTGCATCTTGGGCGCGGGCGGAACGCGTGGTCGCGAAGATCATGATTGCGACGATAATTATTCCCGCCACCAGCGTCAGCGTCACCGCCCACACAAGATTTGTTCCTGTCGCCTCGCGACTGCGGCGGTATCTCTCACGCGCCTTCATCTTCGTTCCCTTCTGATAGGAGAATTTGCAATGCGTCGCGGGCACCGAGCAGGGCGGATCTCACCTTGTGATGGCGGTCGGTCTCGATCGTACCGATGTGCATCAGATCGGCCGCGGTTTGCTCGGCCATCTCCTGCGGCACCACGCGCAGCTCGCGTATCTTGGCGGCGGCGTCGCAGAAGTAACGGCGCAGATTCTCGCCCGTCTCTTCCAGATGCTTTGCGAGCTCCTCTCCTTCCGCTTCATATTTCTTATGGATGTCGCGCACATGATCGGCGGCAGCAACGCATGCCTGCATCATCGGATCAGCCTCGCGCGCTGGCTTGGTTGTAATATCGCGCGTTGTTGCCGTGATCTTGCTTAATTCATTCAATTCCGCCGTGGCCTTGGTCAGCTCGTTTAATTCATCTTTGAAGTTCATGGGCTATCTCCTCTTTCCGACCGCTTCAGCAATCTCTTCGAGAACCGATGCGATGCCTTGCAGCGTCTCGTCTTGCGGATGATCGGAACGCAAACTGTCGTGCAGATTGTCGATGGCGGTCGCCACGCGGTCGAGTCCCTCCCGCACCTGCTGAGCAATGATCGTCCCTGCCATGTCGATCGCGGCCGCTTGCATGAATGCGATGATCAACTCGGTGCGACGCGCTGGATCAACGCCATGTTTCTCAAGCATCTCTCTCGCATCGATGAAATAATGTTCGGCAGTCATCCCGGCCTGCCGCATCAATGCGTCACCATCGAGCGTTATCCTGTGCATTTTGCCTCCTGTCGCAGAAAGAAAAAACCGTCATTGCTTCCGCCCGTAGAACCACTTCACCAACTCGCCGCGGAAGGCCGGGTCAGCCTCAAGCCGCACGAGCGCCGCCATCAGCGCAGACGCCTCGTGGGGAACGGGCGATTTGTCGGGTGCAAGGAAGCTGTAACCGTCGCGCGGCGACCACACGGCGGCGTACTCGTCGGGCTTGAGAACAGTGCCCGTGTCGCTGTGATGTTCGCTCATTGGTTTTCCTTCAGCTCTTCCTGTCGAGGCCATCGTCGCTTGAAAATATCGTTCTCTTCGGTGGATGCAGCGCCGGGAGCCGGAAAGGGTACACCACTCCCGGGCTGCTCCACCGCTTGGGACGACGAGTTCTCGCCCCAAGTCAGCTCTGATGCCGGACGCATGTAGCCGCGGAACCAGCATCTCTCGGGTCGGCCGTCGATGCCGGCTCGCCACGACCAGTGGGTTCGTATGGGTCGCACGGGCTCTGCCGCGCACTGGACGCGCTCGGCGCCAAATACGTTCGATGTCACCAAGGTTAAAGCGGTGACAAAGCCGACCGCGGCCGCGATGAGCGCTCCGATGATGTATCGCAGCAACGGCGATGACGGCAACGATAGCGGCGCATCCGACGGCGGCGTTGCTGTTGCCCACGCGGTCCCGCCGCAGTGTGGGCAGGGATAGATGGCGGGAGCCAGCACCTGGTAACCGAGCTGTTTGGTTTCGATCTCGGCAACGTGCTGCGCCCGATGCATGTTCTCCTGACGGATCGACCATTGATCCCAGGACCGCGCGGTCCATAGCCGGCAGAAGTCGCAGATCACTGCTGCTTGTTTTTCGTTGGTCATTTGATCTAGCCGTTGGTTTTTTTGCGGCCGACGAGGGCGCGAACAGTCTCTTCAGCGTGCTTGAGGGCTATGTCTTCGTTGTAAAGGGCGTTCGCCTCTGTGGTATAGGCTGTGTAAATGGCGTCGAGCTCTTTACGGCGGTTGGCTATCCAGCGGCGACGTTGAACGATGATACCAAGCGGCGAATTCGGCGAGTCTTCAATGCTGACAACGTTTGCTGGTGTCTCAGACATATCAGTGTGCCCTTTCCGCAGTAAGCTTAGGCCAAAATGGCCTAGCGGTCCAGTATGTAGCTAAGTGCTAGATCGTGGCTCGAATTTCTTGCAAGGTTATCCTGCCGCGGTAGAGCAAGCGGAGAACCGCTCGCTCCGGCCCGTCGATCCGCGCCTCGCCTTTGACGTGCCGGCGAACCGTACGGATGCCCTGGTCGAACAGATCGGCGAGGTCGCGACTTTGCAGCCGAAGCTTGCGCATGATCAGGCGCAGCTCGATCGGTTGCATTTTCAAATATTGCCGCGCCGGCAACGGCTTCAGTTTTCGCTTTCGCTTCTTTGCCGCCGCTGCTCGCGGGCGAACCGCAGCGCTCTTTCGACGGCGTGTTCCGGCCGCATTAGTTCTTGGCTTATCTCTTTCGTGTTCTTCCCCAGATCCCACAGACGCAGGCATTGTTGCTGAAATTCCTTCTCGCTCTCGCTTGTCATGCTTTGCCATTCTTGACGGCTCCTCGGTGGTGGCGGTCTGAACAAGGTCACTGTATATCCTCCGCGCTTATTCGGCGGCACTCAGTCTCCAGGACGGGCAGGCGGTTGACGACATCTGCGAACAGGTGCAGTGCCGGGAATGAGTTGGGCGTCAGCCGCCAAATCTCTTGCAATCGCACGACGTGCCGCAAGATCGTTCGTGCCGCCTCGACCTTCGTCAGGCTCTTCGGCCGGATATGCCGCTTAGCATAGACCCAGGCTTGCGCGGCTTCCTTGTTCTTGAAGGTCCTGATCATTCCGTTGGCGTCGAAAACCGCCCATTGTTGCCGGACGGTTTCCTGAAGATAAAAGCCGGAATCCTTCCCATCTAAGGTGTAGGCTTTCTCCATCGCAGTCTCCGTTTGGGCCACGCTCGCTTGATCCGTCCAGCCTTGAGTTTGCGCCTGATCTCTTTCCGGCGCTTGCCGGCGTCGGAGAGCTGCGCGCCATCGCCGCGAACAAATGTCTTGATCCGATGGTTCTCGGCCGTGCGCCAGATCAGATAGTTGGGATCATTGGCGGCTGGCTTGAATTGGTGCCGGCGCGCATTGAACTCGCGCAGCTCGAGCGCGGGCTCGTGGTCCAATTGAACGGGCTCCATGCCGAACATCGTCCACAGCATCATATGCAATCGGGCAATCCCCGATCCGCGCTCCGGTAGAGCGAGCCCGCACTCTCTCATTTGACGTTCTGCCACCGCAACCCTGACGGTGATCGGAACGTGTGGGCGCTTGAGTCTCATCTGTTGCTCAATTGGTCGGCGCGTTGCTCGATCAGCTTGCCGATCTCGACACGAACATCGGTCGGCACGTCCAGTTGGTCGCGGTGGGGGCGGTCCTTAAGCCAAGAATCGACCAGCGCTTCGGCATCGAGCGCGTTCTCGATCATGACGCGCCAATTCTGAACGTACTGCTCCGTCGTCGTGGCTAGCGTGGCTTTTTCGGCTTTCTGCTTCGCCGGCTCGGGGACTTCCGAAACAAGCTCCAATTCCTCGGCCTGGATCTGCTTGGATGGAGCCATCGGTCTCGGCTTCATTATCTCCTTCGACCGCTTCTCGGCCCGATCGGCGACGCGCTTGACTTCAGCCTTGGACGGCGGCCGCCCTCGCCGCCGCTTTTCTTTTGCCTGCACTTTCGCTTTGCGCGCCGGCTGCCGTTCGCTCGGTACTCCTGGCAGGACCGCTGTGCCTTGGGCGAGCATTTCCTCGGCGAGCCGTTCCGGTAGCTCGACGCGGGTATCTTCCGTGTATCGGTGGCCGTGCAGCGTCGTGCCTTCGAGCACCACAACCCAGGCGGTCGGTCCCTCGTTCGGCGCGATCCGGTTGAGTTCTTCACGGATGTGCTCTTCGCCGCGGTGGCCTTCTTCGGTCTGCGCGTGGTCGCCGGCATCAAGTCGATCGGCGAGCGTTGGTCTCGGCGGCGTCACATCCTTCATCGGCGGCAGCCCATACTCGTCGGCTTCCTCCGGCGCGCTGAGACCGAGCACCGCCTCCGGGCAGTGTTTACGAATCCAATCTCTTGTCGTGTCGTACCAGAGTTGCATGTCCGGCTTGCGATCCCAAAGTTGGGAACCGCGCACGAACTGGCGCCCGTCCTTCATCGAGTGGCCGGGATGGAGGTGCTCGACGGTCGGCGATTCATGTTCGTAGATGTCGGGATCGCCCTTGAGACGCCCGCGCACGACCAGGCGGCGCATTTTGCCCTCGCCCTTATATTCGCCCTTCAATCCGCCGTTGAGAAAGCGTCGCGCTAGTGCATGGAATGCTTGCGATTGCAGACACAGCCGCCCGTTCTGGACGTAGCACTGCATGGCGAATTGGTCGGCCTGCAGTCCGGCGTTGAGGGCCATACGCACCACGGCCGTCAATAGTGCCACGCTGCGCATCTCAGGTTGCAGCATAACG